GTACTCCAAAGAGGAGGGATTTAGTCGTTCTGATTCTGAGGAATTCGCGTATGCGGAAGAAACTGCAAAGGTTCAAAAGGAAATTTACACAGGAGACGGGGCAGTTCCTTTAGATCCTGGTGACAAGATCTTCTTTGAAGTGCCTGTTGTCCTAACAGGAACTGGGCCTAAGGATTGGACATCTGCAAATAACCCCGACGACGGAATGATGGGTAACTCCTACTTGCCTCGCGGGTCACAAGTGCACGTAACAGAAATTGCTTACTCTCCTAATGGTACAGACTATGTGACCATTAAGACTAACAAGAATGTGCGAGTGGACAGTACTGGTGGTGACGAAGATTTCGATACTCCAATGGACGAATTCCTAAAGAATAAAGGATCTCGCTCAGAATCCCGTGCTACTCGACTGTCTACAACAAACAGACAGATTATCAAGGATTCCGATAAGTGTCCATTGTGCGTTGCTAACAATGATCCGAAAAAGGTGCCCGTTCATCCTAATTGTCATTGCGATGTAATTACTGATTCTGTAGAAACCGGAGTCGTTGATCCTGACTCACGACTCCTAGACGTAATTCGAATCGGACAAGAAATAGCAGAAGTTGAAGTCATTAATGGAGAATTACCAGCAGCAATTCAATTGAATCCGGAAACTGTTGCGGTATTTGATCCCAATGACGTTCGTTTCGCTGACTTGGCTAGATGGCTGGAACAAATGCAGCCATACTTAGAAGCTAGCGATCAGTATGTGTCCATTGTGGTCGATGACGATACTGACGAGGCAGTTCAACAAATAGAGGAAACAATTGCTGCCATCGCAGAAGATCCGGAGTTGTTGGCGGAAGCTATTCGTAATAAGAAACTTTGGTTCGGAATTGCACAGGCGGTGATTTGATGAGTAAAGTAATTCTGCTTCCAGTCAATCGACTATCCTTTGAGGATTTAAGGAAAGCATTCAAGAAGGCTAAAGAGGAGTCTCGCCACTTGCCAGGTAAGCACAATCAGCAAAAACATGGCACGGGCGGGAATGGTACTCAATTAGCAGGAACATGGACTAAGAAGAAAACATCTGAAACATCGACTGTTTGGCAAAGTGGAGAACATAAGATTACAAACTATGCCGGTGGTGATGGACCATATGCGGTTTCTGATAAGTACGTTGAAAGAGTCGTAATTAAAACAGTTGATGATTTACAAGCGACAAACCCTGTGGACGGACCAATTGACGTACGAATCATGCCGCGTCTTAAGGTCAGGGAGTTTGAGAACTCAAAGGAAATGAAGACAGTCAATGGAGTCAATATTCTCGGCACCGGGGCCATTAAATTGAATGGCAGCGTAGCCGGTAATAAAAGTATCGGAGTCAGTAATAAAAATCCCGCATCGATGGGCAAGGATTCATTACAGACTACCTTAGTACATGAATGGGGACATGCTATCGACAGACGAGAAACGGTTACTCCAAAGGGTTCTCGCTATCCTAGCCCCAAAGGAATTGCACCGCTTAAGACAGTGTCTAAATATGGTGAGACTAATGTGTTTGAAGCCTATGCAGAAAACTTTGCTGAGTTCTATTTATCTAAAGGTACGACTACCAATAAAGCTGCAACCGATTCAGCTAAGGAGTTCGGATGGAAAATTTAAAGGATATCGTTCTAGCTCCTGATGGCGACTATGATTGGGAAACCTACGGCGTAGAATCGGATCAATCTGAAATTATCGAAGATGCTCGTGGCAATAAGGCGGCGTCTAATGTGGAGGGAGGAAAGCAGGATGTCTCAAACCCGACTGCTTGAACGCCGCACTACTACGGGCGAGGTAGAATCTCGCGCCCAAGGTTCGAATATTTATGTCGAAGGATATGCATCAGTATTTGAAGCACGTAGCGGCAATCTTGGCGGATTCGTCGAAAAGGTAAGAAACACGGCATTCAACAAAACAATTAAGGAAGCTGATGTGCGTGCGCTTTGGAATCATGATCCTCAATACGTATTGGGTCGTACTTCTGCAAAGACGCTTGATGTCAGTGTAGATAAAAATGGACTTTACTATCGTGCACTTCTGCCGAACACGAGTTATGGTAAGGATTTAGCGGAACTACTTGAACGTAGAGATGTACGGGAATCTTCATTCACATTCTTTAAAATCCAGGATGAATGGGATTTTACCGAAGACGGTTATCCACAGCGATCTCTTGTAGAGGTTGGATTAATTGACGTTGCGCCGGTTACTTTCCCGGCATACGAAGATGCCACTAGTGGAGTAGCTAGACGAGCCGCATTAGACGGTTTGGCTAAGCGATGTGGTATTGATGGTTGTAACATTGAATCGCAACTAGATACCGATGAAGCAATCAAGAAAGCTATTCAAAGACTTATTGAGCCGGAAGGTTCCACTGATGAAAATCGTAATCGTCAGCCGGAATCTGCTAATACCACTCAGCAGAATAGCAAGCTTACAAAGGAAGAGATCAATCGACTTATCGCACAGAATCAATTGGTTCTGGACGAATCGACTGGACTCTTTTCATAGGACGCCGGGACACCCCACGTCGTTTTCTTATAATTGCTAAAAGAAAGGGGAATTCTTAGCTATGGCTAATGAAAACCTTCCTGCTGAGACTCCGTTACTAAAGCGGTTGAATGAGCAGAGAATTGCAGCGGCTCACGCCCGTAAGGAATACCTTGAGCGTGCCGCTGAGGGCGAGGAATTGGGTGCCGAAGATACAAAGGCATTCGAAAAGGCATCTCGCTCAATCGACCACTATGGACAGTTGATTAAGGATGAACTAGAGCGCATTCAGAGCGATGCAGATCTGTCATCGGCTTATGAGGCTGGAATTGGTCGCATTAACGATGAGCGTAGAAATGGTGCACGTCGCGGCGAAGAAAGTCGTGGCGGAATGGCACAAAAGATGCGCGAAGATCTAGAGGCATCAAAGCGCGGAGAAACACGTAATGGTGGAATGTACCAGGAAATTCCAGAACACCGTGATTTGCTTTCTAGTACAGGTGCGACTGGATACCAGGTTGGTTCTGGTCCTGAAACTGTTCCGGTTACTCTGGTAGAAAATCTTTACCAGAAGCTATTTGATGATTCCGCAGTTTTGGGCGCAGGAGTAACAATTCTGCGTACCGCTTCAGGTGAAACACTTAAGCTGCCTCGTTTGACATCACTTGCAATTACTGCTGGAACTGCATCGACTGCATTCCCACAGGCATCAGCACGTGTTGCAGAAGCATCGAACATTCTTGAAGCCGAGCCTCGTTTCGATCAGGTTCAGTTGGATGCTTACAAGTATGCACAGTACACACAGGTTTCTCGTGAATTGGTTGAAGATGGTGTGCTAGACATTGAGGCCCTTATCGGTTCGGTATTGGGTCGTAATATGTCTAACTACATTGGATACGACCTGACATTGGGAACAGGTACCGGTCAGCCTCGCGGTGTTCGTACAGTTGTTCCTGCTGGAAACAAGGTAAACACTGCTGCTGGTGGTCTATTCGATACAACTGATTTCGACAAGTTCTTTGACGTAATCGGTAAGTTGAAGCCAGGTTACCGCAGAAATGCAAAGTGGCTTGTAAACGATTCAGCGACATTCTCACTTCGTAAGCTAAAGATGGGATCGGTATATGCTTGGGAGCCTAATCTACAAAGAGCGGGCGCACCGGACACATTCCTTGGATATCCTCTATTGACAGACCCGAATATTCCGGTACCTGCCGCATCGGCCGGTGTAACCGCTCTATTCGGTGATTTCTCAGCCTACTATGTAAGACTGGTTAAAGATGTACGTATCGAATGGTCGATGGAATTTGCTTGGGTCAATGACCTGCTTTCTGTTAAGGCTGTAATGCGTGCTGACGGTGACGCGATTGATGACGACGCCTTCGCCGCTCTAACCTCTATCGCATAATATATGGCAGTCCTATACGGACTGTTTTATTACACGAGCTGGAATGGTGCCCGGAATCTCACGACCGGGCACCATTCTACAACGGACTAGAGGAGAGAAAAGGTGGAACGAATTATTTTACTACCAGAACTTGAAGACGATACGAATAATCACAGGATTTGGAGACGGATCTTCTATTCCATTGTGTTGACTTCAGTTGAATTCTTCCTAGCAATCACTTGTATGCTTGCTGGAATCCCAGTTTTGCTCGACCCTTTCACTCTCTCGCTAGTACCTAATAGCATTGTGCATCTAATGCCTGTTTGGATGGTAGATATGTGGGGATTTCAATTAGTTGCCGGGGGATTAGTGACGGTAACTGGAATCAGTAAGGGTGA